AGATCCGCTAGTTCCATTTGTTCCAGAAGATCCACTAGTACCCGAAGATCCACTAGTACCCGAAGATCCACTAGTACCCGAAGATCCGCTTGTTCCTGAAGATCCGCTAGTTCCATTTGTTCCTGAAGAACCGCTGGTTCCTGAAGATCCACTAGTACCCGAAGATCCACTAGTTCCTGAAGATCCACTAGTTCCTGAAGACCCACTAGTTCCATTTAAACCAGAAGAGCCACTTGTTCCCGAAGAACCGCTAGTTCCAGAAGAACCGCTAGTTCCAGAAGACCCGCTAGTTCCAGAAGAACCGCTAGTTCCAGAAGACCCGCTAGTTCCAGAAGATCCGCTAGTTCCAGAAGACCCGCTAGTGCCTGAAGATCCACTCGTTCCCGAAGATCCGCTAGTGCCTGAAGACCCACTTGTTCCAGAAGATCCGCTGGTGCCTGAAGATCCACTGGTGCCTGAAGATCCACTAGTTCCCGAACTTCCATCTGGACCTTGAACTCCTTCTTGTCTAGTAATTATTATTCTGCTACCAGGATAATTAGCTTGAGCATTTATATCTTGAGATGAAGAATCGTTATGCCAAACATAAACTTCAAAAAAATCATTATCCGCTAATATAAAAGAGCTTGAAAAAATTGTCGCAGGATAGTCCGCTCCTCCAGAAGCTGGTATATTTATATATGAATATCTTCCTTGTGACGAAATAATATTATTATTTTTTACTATAAATACTGATCTAGATGTATTTGCAGTTGCATTATTGTCCCAAGTTATATATCCATCAACAGCAATAACCATTGAAGATCCACTGCTATTTGTGAATTTATCTGTTCCATTAAATGTTAATCCGATTGATCCTTGAGTGTTATCAGTATCTGCCGTGTCCCAAACTACTTTAGTATTTGTATTAGATGATATTGTTTGTGTGCTATTGCTGTATTTAGCTAGCGTTCTTGATTCAGTTGGCGTTCCACTGGTTCCACTTGAACCTGAAGTTCCAGAGCTACCACTCGTTCCACTAGACCCACTAGTTCCACTACTACCGCTTGTTCCAGATGTACCACTAACTGGCTCTATTACAACACCTCTGAAAGTTAATACATTGGCTTCTGTAGGCGATAAAGCGAATAATATAGGTTTTGAAACTTCACCATAATTAGAAGGTTCAACTGATTGCCATGTTCCAGCGGTAGTTGTAGATAAAAAATAAACATCTCCAGCAGTTAATCCACTTAACCCTGTAATTAATCCATCAATTACGACCTTAAACTTATCACCATCAATAGATTTAACTATTCCCAATACTTCAGCATTTTGGGCGCTATCTGCTTGCGCTAAATAAAAATCCGCTCCATCATATCTTACTACATCTCCAACAACAAAAGTATGACCAACTTTAGTAAACTCTTCTATTAAAGAAGTTCCATTACTAGAATCAATTTGTTTTTTAATTATGTTGTCTTCAATTACTAACTTATACAAATTTTCTGTAGCTGTTGTATCTGGAAGCGTTGTAAATACTAAATTATTAGAACCACTATAATATAATGTTCCTGTGGTTAATGTATCTGAATCTGAAAATTTTGGTATATAATTAGTAAGCCCCGAACCATCAATAACCTTTTTACCACTTAATGCAGATAAATTTATGGCTTGATTTACATATCCAGAACTTATAAAAAAAGTATCAGAAAATTCTGATACGACTTCATCCGTATTTATTGCTCTTACTTTTACGAAGTAATTATTATCTTCTTTTATTGGAAAAATAAAAGAAGGATTAACCGTTGAATACACAAAATCAGCAAAACCAGTTATTCTTTTTGCTATTTGTATACCTGTTACAAAATCTCCTAAATCATCAATACCAGTTGTAGAAGGTGTAAAATTATTTAAATATCTATCTACAGAATAAGTTCCAGTATAAATAGTTCCACTATAAAAACCCCCAGAAGGCAAGAAATTGAAACCACCATTTCCTGTATATCCGTAAGACAAGAAAACATCTTGATAATTAGAATTACCTGATGGAATTCTTATTTCTGTTATATAAGGAATTTGACTAGAATTCGTTTGATAAGACCCAACTGGCAAAGATCCAAAATTATCTACATAAATCGTATGATCAGTCCATTGAATACCTGAAGATCCATAGTTAGAAAAAATATTTAAATTTCCAGAAATTCCAGTTCCTGTTCCATAAGCAATTGATAAAATATTTTTAGGAACGGTGTTTTGCTCAAAAAAATCATAGATTTTTTTATTATTTCCGCTCTCTTCTACTGCAATATGAAAAACACAATCTTGAGATTGCGTTATTGAATTCCAAGTGAGAAACGCTTCTAAGTTTAAATTTTTATCTGTTTTATTTAAACTAGAAGAAACGTAACCTGTTAAACCAGATATTATTGGTGGTAAAGTGGATAAATTATAAGAAAACGGTTTTATTCCTGAAGAAACTACTTTTTGACCACTATAAAAATAACTATATGGTATTAAATGTACATAATATGGCTGACGAATATTATTATCAGCCACTAAAAATTGAGAACTAGATTGTAAATCAGGAATAATTACACTATCAATATTTGTATTTTCATAAGATTGTGTAAAAAGATAATCATTAGAACTTGTATCAAAAGAAGATCCTGTTGTTACAAAAACATCTAAAGATTTGATAATTTTTCTGTTTTCGTAATTTAAATTTACTGTTACTTCATTATTTATATTATATCCAGATATAGAAACTTGAGGGGTTCCAAAATTTATTAAAGCGCTTCCAGTGCTGGTTCTGCCCTGAATATCCGTGCTTACAATATCTATAAAAAACTGACTTAAATTATTTACATTTTGTTCTCCAGTGATATTAGAAAATAAATTTACTAAGTCACTATTATTTACTGAATAAGATGTGTTTAAAAAACTATCAGTAGAACTAAATATTAAATTACGATTTATATCATAAAAATTAGTTATAAAACCTGAAAAACCAGCGTCTGTAACTATATCTGATATAATATCATTAGTAACTGGCCTAATAACCGACCAATCTAAAACAATTGAATTTTCCAATAAAAACCCACTAACAAATGGCGTATTGACATTTAAACCATATAAACTTGGAGATAAAGTAGTATTTACTGAAGAATCTATATTAGTAGTAACTAAAGTTATACCAGATACTTCGAACGCCTTATCATAATTAATTCCTGAATTTGGAATAAATGCCATATATTACTTTACACGTTGATCAGTTTTAAATTTTTATCAAAAGCGTAAAAATCAATAAAATAGCTTGGACTATAATCTTTTGAAGAATTGGGTTTTTCACCTAAAAAAACATTTATAAAACGGGCATCGCTTCTTAAGACTTTAAACTTTAAAATCTTACCATTTCTGGTTATATTACAAAGCAATCCATAAACAGATGGATTAGTCAAATAACTAAATAAATTAACAAAATTTATACTAATTGATTGATACATCTTTAAATTATAATTAGCATTTAATACTTCATTTTCTATTATGAAAGAATAATCATAATTTGTATTGATAGATTGAACGTAACTTATATCTAATGGAGGATTAGTTATATTTGCAGTTATTTGAGCATCTGTTAATGCTGAAGACACATAATCATCTGTAGAAAAAACTATTTGTTTTTGATTGTTTTGATTTGGATCTACATATTTATCGTCTTCAATTATTTTAAACTTTTCTTGATCATATTTAAGTGCAGAAATAGCATAATCATTTGCCGAATTCTCCGTAATACTGCTGATGCGATAAAGATTTTGTTTATCAATGTTTTCTTCTAGATAAATAGCAAAGTTTGCATCTGATCTCAAATTAGCATAATCACCATAAGTTTCATCTGGAAAAGATGTGTAATATAAATCTTTTATACTTGCATATATAGTTTTCATAGCAACTATTGCATATAATGGATTTTTATTAGTTCTACTATCTGTTTCTGTATATAACAAAACATTATTTTGGTAGAACTTAATATATTTGCCATCATAAGTTATCGAAAAAACATCAGTTATTTTAAAAACTCCAGAAGCAACACTAGAAGCATCAATTTCAACAACAAAGGAAGCAGCGTTAAATCTAAAACGATAATATATATCTGTATAACTATTATTTATATTATTAATTTCTGAAATACCAACAGATGTTTCACTAGATACATCAGGAATTGAAAAACTAAGAGAACAATTATTAATATATGATTGATTGGTATAAGCTATTTTATTCCAATCTGATGAAAAACTGCTAATAGCAGTTAATATTTTATTGTCAGAAGATGCTGTTATTCCAGATTTTAAAACCCAAGAAAAATACTTTTCACTTATTAATTTCAATCGCAAATTAATATTATCAATTTCTAATATATAAAAAGATAATTCAATCGGTTCACCCTGAACAACAGAAAATATTTTTATATTTTTACCCAAAGAATCATCAGAAACCGGCCTGTCTATATAAATATAATTATTTTTGAAATCTAAAGAAGTTATTTTTCCATAACTTATATTTGATGTTTTTAAATAATCTGCGACTCTTACAATATCTCCTATTTTTAATAAATTTGCTTCAACACCAGTCGTGAAACTAACAACTTCAGACTCTAGCTTTCCTGTCGCTAAAAACCATTTTCCTATTCTATTTGCTTGATATCTAGAAGTAACACCAAATCCAATAACTTCTTTTTCGATCAATCCGTATTTTTTTATTAAATCAGAATCCTCTACATATACCACTTTATCTTTAAAGTTATCATTTTTATCCAGATAAGAGACTTTTACTATAGAAAATGAATTATTAAAATCACTAGATGTATATGTAAATAAACCATCTTTTACATTTGAATTTGTAAATATATAACTAACAGGTCTAGAAACATCGCTACTTAAACTTAAGTAACCATTTTTAAAATAAAAAATACCTCTAAAAATCGACGATAAATCAGATAAAACTTTTAAACTTTCTGTTTCACTATTTAAAAATATATTAGCTGAAAATCTAGGTTCTAAGAAATCTCCAAAACCTTCTTGAGCAGCTACGCATTTTCCTGATTTAATTTTCAAATTATAATCAAATATTCTAGCAGAACTATACTGTTGAGAAATTTCTTCTTCTGCGCTGTTATAAGTTAAAACTATATTATCTGTTCTAGATATATAAGAAATCGCATATTTTTTAACTTTATCTTGTCTATTTAAAATAGATGGATTTCCTGAAACATATGACTGTAAAGCAGTAAAGAATCTTCCACTTTTATCAGATTCAATGAAAGTACGAGGACCAAAATCATTATAAAGTTTTATTTTAGCTGTATAAGTTCCAGTTACCGTTGCCGATACAATAATTTTTTTATAATTAGTATTTATGGTTTCATCAAACTGATCTTTTATATCATATAAAAATAATAAGGAACCTGTTGGATATTCTAAAGATAATTGAGTTTGATTTATAGCTGTAGCTCTAGTAATCGTTATTGTATTATAATCTACAGAATTTATATCAATTAAATTATTATCATAAGTAAAATCATCTGAAGGATATTTTGTTGAAGAATTTGTTTTTACAAGCTCATCGCAATACTTAGAAATTTTCAAAAGCTCCCATTTATTTAAATCATTTTCATTAAAGAATGTTTTAGCTAAACCATATCTAGAGTTAACACACAAATCATAAAATACCCAAGCTGGATTATCAGACCATTTTAGAGTTTTACTGAAATTACCAGTCCAGTCACCATAATATTCTCTAGCTTCACAATCATAATTATCTGGTACTCTTATTTTTAACAATTTACAGTCATAACTTCTTACTGGTATCGATCCAAAATGTTTTGCGCTTACTTTGTTTCTGCACAATACAGAATATGGATTTGAAAAACCATAATTGACCTGTTCAATAACAGAATCAACTGAAAAATTTCTTGATGCATTTCCTGCATTTTTTAACTCTTGAATTGCGCTTATTCTCTGTTGAACGCTATATACACTTAAAATAAATTCAGCAAAAGGATTGTTAGCTCTATCTTCATCAGAAATTTCTAAAACTATTGGAATAATAATAGGTGTAGATTTAACTACAAAATATCCTTGAAAGTATAAATATGTTGTTTTTCTCGTTTGAGGATTATTTAAAGCTACGACAAATCTTATATAATTACTATAGGTTTCACCTTTTCCTCCAATATAATACAATAAATCGATAGAAATATTTAATATTAAAGTTGTTGTGTATTTATTTTTAACATAATGAGTAAAACAACGAGCTTTTTCTTTTAATGAAATTAATTTTTTATGAAAATCATTATTAACAATCTCAGTAGAGCTTTCATAAAAAGTTTGAGTATCATAATTTTTTGTTATATCAAAATTTAAAGCTGGATCTCCTTCTAAATCATAAACTCTACTCTTGTATTCATATAAAGAACTAGCATTCAAATCAGAATTTTTAATTGAGTTCCCTAAAAATAAACTGAAATCAGAAGAAGTTACATTGAATAAATTACTTCTACTATCTTTAACTGAAACATCATTATAATAAACCCCATAAGCTAAAGAAGAATTTGCAGAATTAATTAAATTAGCTGAAGAATTATTTAGCGTTATATAATTAACAGTATTACCATTAGAGTCAGTTAATCCTTCTATTGGACCTTCACTTAGCATATCTACAGACTCATAAAACGATTCTGAATCTATTGTCGCATTATTACTTCCAGCAGCAATGCTTAAAATATCACCTGTATCTTTTTGAACGTATATATTCATTATGAAGCTATTCTATTTGTATTATATAAATAATTAGAAATAACTACCGATCCAATTTTTAATCTTCCATAGCCAATAGGAATAGACACGTTTCTTTTAGTAACATTTTCATATCCAGAAAATAATTTAGAATTATTTTTTATATCTTTTGGTGTTTTTGGTGATAATAATTTTGTTATTAACAATTGAATACCTGTAGAAATAGCCATTATAATTAAAGAAACTAAAAGAGTTATACCAAAATCAGATCCCAAGACCAAAGGAACTACTTCGATTTTTGAATTTTTATTTAAAATTGGAGAATTCAAATAGTCTGGAGACATTATTTTGCCATCTACATAAATCAAAAAATGAGATATATATTCTTCCAAAACTCCTAGAGTTTTAATTAATTTTCCACTATTAGCTTCAATAGCCTCAAAAGCTTCAGAAACAGTTTTAACATTCAAAGTCCATTCTGTTTTTGTAAAATTTTCAAAAATTCCATATAGTTTTATGTTAACCATATAATTATTTACACTTCATTTCTTTGAAAAGATCGTTTTTAACGTCATACATAAGCATATTTAAATTATGATATTTCTGATATTGAAAGTCAGTTTTTGAAAAATCTCCGCCATTTGGATGACTATGAAACAAATAAACTATTCTAAACTTATTTTTTATATCTAAATAGTCTCTAGGCGACATCAAAAAATTATTTTCTTTATTTGGATGCTTATTTTCTATTTGAATAAATTTGTATACATTATTATCTTCTACAACAAAACCACAAATTTCAAATTTACTATTTTTATTGCACAAGATTTTAATTTGATCTAATAAATCATTTTTTAGCATCGTTATCATAAGGATAAGTTGCTGGAAAAGCTCCAAAAGGTAAAGACGTTCTAGAGTTATTCGCAGACGTTTTATTATCTTGAAATCTTAATAAACACCCATTAAGAGTTTTAGAACATTTATCTTGCTTCCAAACATCGGTATTCTCTAATGGATTTTTATTTAATACCCCATCTTGCAAACATACAAAAAAAGTTTTTGGACTATTTAACGGTATTATTAAAGAAGGCTCTTCATCTAAATCTATACTTGGCAATGGATCTACAAAAACAAAATCTCCTTTAGAATAATTTCTTGTTGACGACCATTCTCCTTTATAAGTTAAAGATGTTAAATTATAAGAATTATTACTTAAATTTGTTTTATATCCAGCTAAAAAAGTTTTATCGTTTTGATCAGCAACTGGAAGACCTATGTTACTAGTTATTCCAGGATAAGAAGGTGTAGACGATACAGAGTCTTTCCACGCTGTTTGAAAAAAATATAATGCATTAGCAGCATCTCCAGATCCATTTTTTATAATTGGACCTGCATAGTCAGAAGTGTTTCCATAATTACATCCATAACAACGATAATTCCATCCGCAAGTATCATTTGTTACTTTTCTGGCTGGAACATTTAAATTTTGCACATCAATTTTTGTCGAAAGCTCCAATTCAATTTCTTGCTTATTTTCACTTTTTTTCAAATTTATTATTAATTTGTCAAATGCTACATAAGTATTGAAACTAGAAGTTCCATAAGGATTGATTCCATCAGTAAAATTTGCAACATCTAAATCTTTAGCTAAAATCTTTTTTCTATAAAACTTTTTTCCTATAAGATTATTTCTATCGGCTAGGATTTTAGAAAAATAATTATTAATATTTGCAATCTTTAGAGTTGGTCTACTTTGTCTTCCATCAGAACTTTTTTGAAAAGATGAGAATTCACAAGGCAAAAAAGAATATTCATTGCCTTGAAAAATTATATTTTTAGAAAAATTCTTAGATCCATGAAATCTTAGAAATCCTTCATTAGGATCTAATTCTATCTCATATAAATCTAGTATTAGATAATTATTTAATTTAAAAAGAGTATTCATATCAAGAAGCGTTTGATGATGTTCCAGCTATATTAAAGATATTTGGCAATCTAAAGGTTTTACTTCTTATATCGTAAGTAGAAGAGGTTTCTCCAGTAAATAATTTAAAATATGCATCTATAAAATAATTATTTATATTAATTTGTTCGCTATCTATCAAAAGTCTATTGTAACAGACAATATCAAAAAAAGAAACTTTAAGACTTGACAAATCATTTATCAATTTAAAAGTAGTATCTTTAATGTCATTTATTAACAAAGATGAAGATTTACTCGTTTCTGGCGCTAAAGCCAATAGATCATAATTAGTTAACAAAACTCCATTTATAAAAATAGAATAAAAAGTTTTTGAACGTTTTATATTTATTATTACTGGATAATAAGTTTGATTAGATGCGTTTAAACTTTTAGAAACTTGAGCAAAATTAGTTCTTATAATATTAGTCTTATCATAAATAAAAAAATTAGCAGAAGTATCATTTTTTATTACAGCGTCAAATAATGGAGTTAAAAACGATTGAAAAACATTAGGCTCTTTTGAATAATAATTATAAGAACTTATCGGATATTTCGTATACAAAAGATGTTTAGATGAAACGTTTTCCGCTGTCTTATACCAATCTAAAAATTTAAAAGATGTAGATGCAGCAGCCAATGTATTAAAAGCTGTCACTTGTTCTATTGAAGCTACTATATATAAATCAAAATCACTACATAAAATAGAATCAGTAAATATTGTTGATAAAGATTGATTTGTTAAAGTTAAAGCTTTATATCCAAAACTCTTATAATCTGGATCATATGCAGCTGTTCCAGTCATGGTATAAGATCCTCCAACCCAACTTGGAGTATTTGAAATACCACTATTAGGAAATCTAAATATGTAATCAGATGGTAAATTTTTATTATATATATTTAATAAAACAGAAGAATTTAAAAATGAAGTTATCAAATTACCACAAAGTTGATTTGTAACTATTTCATTTACTGGTTTAAATCTAGCTACAAATAAATTACCTTGATTATAATCAAAAGGATTT